GTTGTATAGTACAGTGAATGGAATCATGGTCGCATCCAATGTGCTCATGGTCCCGTCTCATGTGGTACCATTTACTTTCCCGTTTGATATTGAAACAACATCTACTCCTGGTGTTCCTAGTGCAAAAACAAAGGATCAGAAGATTACAGAGGAATACTGCTATATTGACCGAGATACAGACCAGGCGTTTATTCATTTAGCGTCTAGTCCTGCTTCTCGTGATTTTAGCGAGTTTTTCTCTGAGACTGCACCTACCTTTTACAATAGGTCCACTGTTTTATTGTGGAAATCTCCTGAGAATGAGGTGAAAGTTAGCAGACAAGCTGCACGACCCACTGTGAGTGATCAGTTGTATGCTGGATATTGTGAGAAGCCCGGATTCTTTTGGGGCAGCTCGCAGAAACAGCACGTGTTCAAGATCAAGAAGGGTCAAGGCTTTAGCTACGACACCGAGTTTGTAGGCTTTGCTGGTCTATGTGGAGGACTTTTAGTCGACAAAGAGAAGTCGATCATTTATGGATTTCATGTAGCAGGATATCCAGGATCTCATAGCGGGTTTTCGAACCTAGTATTGAGGTCCCACATCCAAAATGCTATTGACAAATTGCATAAAACTAGTCCAACACTTGTTGTACATTCCTCAAACATTGTAAATGTTGACACTTACGGTCTACCATACGATTTGGTGAACCAAAAGCCACTTTATATGCGAGAGGATGGTCCAAAGGAGAAGACCATTGTTTCCTATCTTGGAACGGTCTTGAAGGATGGACAGCCCCTGGAGAGCAGGGCACGCGCTCCTTATATCCCTACCCCATTCAAGGGTGTTGAGGAGGCACTTGGCGAGCGAAAGCATATGCCACCAACCAAGCCTAATTCTGTTGAGAAGGGAATGAAAACACTTAATAAGTTGTTAAATCCAGTCCAGCATTATGAAGGTGATGTCCTGAAACTTGCGATTGAGGATTACAAGCAGCACACCCTTAAAATGGTTACTGAAGATTCAGAAGCCAAGGAGATGTTGCGAATTTATTCACAAGAGGAAGCGATGGATGGCATTGGCAAATTTGGCCTAGGAGGGTTACCTAATGATACGTCAGCAGGTTTTCCCATCCAAAAGTCAAAGAAGCATTGTCTCGAGAGAGATCCCTTTGATGAGTCGTTGGTCCAAATTCCAAGGAAATTCAATGACAAGTACGACATTCAGTCTGAGATTGACAAGACTTTTGACAATTGGTCGCAAGGCCTACGTTCGGAGTCTATTTACAAAGCAAGTAGTAAAGTGAATGAGCTTTTACCAACAAATAAAGCTAAGGATAAAGTCCGAAAGTTTTATGGTAGTTCATTTGCCAACTTTATTGCCTCAAGACGTGTGTTGGCAGGTATCCCTCAAATTATGAAGAAGCACTGGCAGATTTCTGAATGTCTTGTTGGTATTAACCCATTGTCTAAGGAGTGGTCTGATTTCCACACCTATTTGACTGAGTATAGTACAACCAACATGATTGCAGGAGATTTTTCAGGTTTCGACACAAGAATGGCCGCCCAGATTACTAGCGCAGCCGCCAAAATTATGGTTAGCTGGTATGAAGCTGCTGGATGCTCTGAGGAGGATTTGGTTCTAGTGCGGGGGGCACTATCTGACATCGTCCACCCAAATATTCTATTTGATGGTGATCTTTATCGCTTTGCGAATGGCAATCCCTCGGGAAATTTGATCACTGTGCAATTAAATAGTATTTGCAATTCAATTATGATGCGCTATGTATACTATGCACAAATGCCAAACATTAAAGAGAAGTTTGCGGACAACGTTAGACTTGGAACATATGGAGATGATAACGCAATGTCGGTGAAGAAGCATTGCTCCTGGTACACTCATACCTCGTGCCAGAAGGAGTTTGAGAAATTGGATATTGGATACACAATGGCAGATAAAGATGCAGAATCTCTCCCTTACATAGGGATCGAGGCTATCTCTTTCCTTAAGAGGAAATTTGAGATGCATCCGGATCTGAATAAAATTGTGGCCCCAATTGAAGAGGACTCGATTCTCAAGCGCTTTCACTGGGTGAAGAAGCCTACTGAATCCCCCTTGTCCTTTGGGGAGCAGTTTGGTGCCTACACCGATGGTGCTATGCGTGATTACTATCTTTATGGTAGAGAAGCATACAACGACTTTCTCGCTAAGTTGAAGGATATTGTTTCTCAAAATGAAGAATTGCGTGGTGTAGTTTCTTTCATTCCGTATGATGAAATGACACTCACGCTGAAGCCTGATTATTCTGATGACTATGTAAATAAGAACGAGAAATTGTTCGCAGAGTCAACAGGTGTATCAGAGGAAGAATTCGCTCCAAGCGTGGAGGATTCTTCGGAGTCAGATTAATTTCTGGCTCTCTTCATTAAACCAATTTTGATAGGTCTTTTTACTCCAGTTGTAGACCTTAACCTACGGGAAACACATGGGAGGCATTGTATTGATTTACGGCAATTTTCAGATTCGTCATCTGAAGTTGAACGCTTGCAATGCAGCATTTTTGGACGAATAGGTGTGATGGATTAACCAGCCATTTGCATCTCCTAAAAATCAGCGGTTACCAATTTTGAAAAGAATTTTTATCGGACTTACATGGTCCTTAAACACACAATGACGGGTGTTTGTTCATTCGTCTTATTTTTGCATGCATGCGCATACATGTTGCAACGAGCTTTTTCCGTTGAGGAATTATTGAGCAAGTTTGCAGCAGTGAGATGCGGTGCTAAATCAATTTCGGGATACTCCCGTCAGGCTTATATTGATAGGTTGACTTGGATGCGTGAACTTCTAAAGTTTGATCCAACTCCTGTCTCACGTAGGGCTTACGAGAGAATTTCCTATACTTTAGAAACTTTGAAGTTGGATGATTCCAATGGAAAGATTCGAAAGCAGCCCTACTGCGTTGTCCTCACAGGATACCCAGGTTCGGGCAAATCTACCTTTGCGCTCCAGCTTGCTGTTGAGTGCATGAAGAGACGTTATGGCGAAGCCTCACCTGGGGATATCGTCACTCTGAATGAAACTGATGAATTTCAGTCTGAGTTCAGGACGTCGCACAAAGTTGTTATCTTTGATGACCTAGGGGCTGAAAGCCAGCGTCCTGGTACAGTAAACCCCTGGAGAAAAGTGATCGATTTTGTCAACAATGTGAGGAAGACAGCTCTGAATCCTAACGTGGACATGAAAGGAAACGTTTATATCGAGCCAGATCTTGTAATAATCACAACAAATTTACACAGATGTTTAGGTGTTACTAACTGGATGAAAGCCCCCGGTGCAATATTTCGACGACTCAAAAGTTATATCTTCTTGGCAGACGGTTTTACCGAATGTTGTGAAGTTGTACCTGAGTATGACTCGAATGAAGTATCAGGAGTTTATTCCAGGAGTATTTTAGTTAAAAAAGTTGATCCCACAGCTGATAAAATGATAAGTAGAAATGCTATGATCAATGATCTTGTAGATCGTTTTGATGAGCATATGCTTGAACAACAAAGTTTTGTTGATGAAGCAAATTCTATTTTCACGGATTTAGCAGAACGGGGTCCCGTTGAAGCTTTCCTATACGATATGGTATATCCATGGTGGCCTAAGAAACCTCTATTGGACAAATGTACCGAATCTGTGTTGCCACTACATACAAGAATGTGGCGTAAACTCTGCTTGGAGGATAAACAAGCACTCGTTTGTATGACGCCTTATACCAGGCTTCCAACAGATACTGAACCTTACACACCATAAGGTGAAACTCTTCCTTCTGGGATGAAGGAACACGATCTTCAAGATGGTGCTTTCATCTCCCAGTCGGGC